GTTCGGCTGGCGTAACGCTAGCATTTTCTAGCGTTACTCAGAGCGAACGCTTAAAAGTTATCCACAGGCTTAGCGTTACTGTAGCCGAACGCTAAATGACCACCTAGCGTTCCCATAGCGAACACCCATCAGAAAGTTCGATCATTGTCTTTATGTCAAGTGAGCGAGACAAACCGCCCGGAGGCGGCCTGCTTCTTACATGCTCCAGCTAATGGCGCCCGTCAGAACGGCCGGCACATAAGCGATGACAACGGCGACAGCAAACAGAACGGCAGCGGTTGTTTTCATTTTGGATTGGGACCGGGGTTGATATGGTCTGATTATATTGTAAACCCTTACCTCCAGTCAGCCCCTTACCCTCTATTGTCTGTGTTAATCCGGGGATCGGCCTGCGCCTTGCCGCGGAAGAACGACGCCACGCCGAGGACCGCGCCGATTGTCAGCGTCATGTCGGCCGACAGCGAAACCGGCTGCACATGGAACAGCGGCAACACGAACAACGACATGACGTAGAGGCCGAATGTGTAGCCGATAAACGGCCGCCAGGTGTACGACGGCCAATGATCTGCCTTCGTTTCGGCCTGCATCGTCTGATTGACGTCGCCGATGGCGTCAGAGCCGGCCTTGATGCTCGCCTGCTCGGTCGCCGCGGCAATCTGCGCCATTGACACCTTAAAGTCGTTGTCGGCCTTCTGAAGCGCCGCAATCGCGTCTGGCGAGAGTCCGGCTTGAATCGCCTGCGTCACCTGGTCGGATGTGCCGTCCTGATGCCCGAGCACGGCCGCGCTGACTGTCCGGAGCGCCGCACCCGCCACCATGCCAGCCGGGCCGCCGACAACAGACAGCGCCGTCGCCAGTGTCGGTGCGACACCGCCGAGAATCGATTTCCAGTCCATCAGACCACCCCCGATCGCATCATATTGGCGAGGCGCAACGCCCTGCCCGGTTTGTCTGGCGTGCCGATTCCGACGTCCTCGCGCGCCCATTTCGAGTCGAGCATCTCATCAGCGGCGATCGAGAACTTGCCTTGACGCATTGCGATCAGCGCCTTCTTGAAGCCGAGCAAGCGACCGATTCCCATGTTGAAACAGAGGTTAGCGAGCACGCGCATGCGTACATCGCTCAAGTCTGTCCACCAAGGCAGGTTGCGATCGAGATCGTGAAATACGTCCTCAAGGTCGTCGTCGAGCAGCGAGTTGACCTGCACGTCGTTGAGCGGACACTTCCAGCCGGCCGGCATAGGCTTCGCCTGCAGGTTGTGCCCGACGCCGACGGTATCGATGCCCTTCGTGTCCTTGTAGACCGAATAACGAACACCCTCGTCGCGGCGCAGCTCGGCGATTAGCTTCTGAAGGTTTTCGTTATTCATCGACATTCGCATCACCTTTGCGCAGGCGCTTGATGGACGAGTAGATTTGAAGCGCGGTGTAAATGACCGATAGCGCGAGCAACACGCGCGGGAAATTGGAGTCACTCCACGCCAACGCTGTTGCGTACCAAGGGGGCGCGACTTGTGCGACCGTTTGCGCAACGGCCGAAGCGGCTTCTTTCATGGGGAAGATCCAGAAATGAAAAAGCCGCCCGAAGGCGGCTGCATTGCCATGAGTGAAGGATCAGCGCACGCGCCGAGCTCGAATAAAGCCGGTTGCCGAGTCCGTGCCGCCCGTCCATTGCGCCTGGCCGACGAGATAAATCGTCGTCGTTGCCGACAGACTGAAGCGGTTAGGCAGCGTGGCGAGTATTACGCCACCAGACGTGATCGACGCATTGATGCCGACGTATCGGCCCGCAGTCGCATCGAAGGATGCAGAGGTTGCCGAGAGGCCGACCTGAGCAAACGTAGTCGTAGTCCCACCCGAGACAGTCGCCCATCCGTTCACCTCCCAATCGCCGGCGGCCAGAGAGATCGACGTCAGATTGGCGCTTGCGCCGGAAGTTAGCGTGACCGACGTTCCGGTTGCAGACGCATACTCGCCGACGCTGCCCGCTTGCGCGTTGTCGTTCGTCGCGGTGCCCTTGATGCCGATCGCGCTAGACGGCGTAATGAGCCCGGTGAATGTCGCGCCGGCCAGTGGCGCCGCGCCGAGATTCGACAGTGCAACGCTTGCGCTTGTTGCGCCCGTCCCGCCGTTAGCGATAGCGAGCGTGCCCGATACGCCGGTAAGCGCAACTGCGCCCCATGTCGGCGGAGTGCCCGAGCCGGTCGAGACGACAGCCTGCCCCGCGGTCGAGCCGGCAGGATTCAAGAGTTGGACGGGGTTAGTCGTGGCTGAGTGCGCCACGCCCGCAAACAGCAGAAGTGCAGAAAGAATGATCTTCTTCATGGTTATGCCTGGAAAAGAATTGTGTACGTTGCGCCCGCCGACGGGGTGCCGGAATAGGTGGCGTTCCAACCGCCAGGCGTGCTCGTCTGCTCACCCCACATCAGTGCGAGCGCCCCGGTAGTGGTCTGGACCTTCGCGGAGACAAGCGCAGGCAGATCTGGTGCGGCGCAAATCTTCGGCACCACAATGGAGGCCGAGCCCGAGCCGACACCGGAACCGTTAGCCGTGATCGTGATTCGGAGCGACCGACCGGTTGAGACGATGTTCGAGACAGACGCCGAACTGCCCCATGCCGAGCCGAGCGTGATTGACCCGACGTCGCCGACAATCCCATCGTTGGCAAACCCGATCGCAGCGTTTGATCCGATCTTCACGCTACCCAGATCCAAACTCCCATCGGTGCCAAACCAGTACGGTTGCTGCCCGTCTCCGCTATCGGTCGAGCAGTAGTTACCATCGACAAAGGTGTTTTCCAGCTTCCCGGCGAACTGGCCGAAGAGGAAGATACTGATCTTGTCGAGCGAACCACCGCCCGGCGAACTGCCAGCGTTGTAGATGAAGTTCCCGACGATCGAGTTGTCGAACAAGAAGCCGCTGCCGCTGTCGTAGGAGACATTGATCGCGTTTTTCCCGCTATACGAGAAGTGATTCCCGCTGATCAGGTTGTGCGCCGTACCCCACGATGCGCCGCCCAGGCTCAACGCAATCCCGAACGTAACGCCGCCGACAAACTTGTTACCCGAAATATCCGCGTAGGAACTGTTCACCACGCCGAGAATGTCGCCAGTTCCGATAGACGCTGCGACGCTCGACAGTGCCGGCATGGGAGACGTGACAGTCAGCGACGTTGCGCTCTGCACGGACAGGACTTGATATTCCTGGCCGCCGTTCACGACAACGAACATGCCCGGCTGAATGGTGGTGAACTGAGGACCGCTCATCCATGTAACAGTCGTGCCCGTTGTGCTGATTGTCAGCCGGTTGCCGCGGCCACCGATCTGCGACCCGACGAATGTGTTGTCCCGCACGGTTGCGTGATCGGAACTGCCGAGAATCATCGCGCCGAGGCAAAGCCCATCGCAGTAGTTTTCCTCGACGCGCAAAAACGCCGACGTCGGCCCGGTGTTGCCCGCAGCGGCGTTGAAAATGGCGAAAGCGGAGCCGTAGATATTACTAATGCGATTGCCCGTAATGCGAGCGCGTATCGCGTTCGATGCCACGCCGTAGCCAGGGACGTTCACGAAAGTGCACCCCATCACGCCAACGTCCGTGCCGCCTTGCAGATGGATAATCGTGTGCGTCAGATCGTTTGTGTTGTTGTCCCGATTTCCATCGATGTAGAGATCCTTGATGTAAGCGTTCGACGCGCTTCCGAACTGGAAGAAGTTCGAAATGTTCGTGTTGTTCGCCTGCGTGATCTTCGGCTTTCCAAGCCCGAGGACGGTCACATTGGACAGCATGGAAACGGCCGAGCCGAACAGATAGCCGCCCGGCGTTTCAGGAACGACAACCATGCCGCCGCCCAACGTGTTGCACGCGTATGTGATGGCTGCCTGGAACGCTGCGGAGTCGTTGGTCGCTCCATCGCCTTTCGCGCCGAATCGCGGATCGGTCACGAAGACCAACTGAGAGATTCGGTTAGCAAGCGCAGATCCGGGAGCAACTGACGCATCCGTAACGGAGCCCGCGTTCGGCACGCCGACGGCGATAGTGGCGCCGATCTTGATATTGACTTCCTGCACGCCCACCGGAATCGGCGAGTTGAAAGTCAGCGTCGTCCCGCTCACCGAATACTGGTCGTCAGCCTGGAATGCAGCGTCGAAGAACACCCACAGATTGGACGGCGAACCGGGCGCAACGGGCAGCGTAAGCACGGTCGTCGTGCCAGGCGTGAAGTCGGGCCCGGAGGCGAACTTGGCGTCGGTGATGTTGCCCGTCAGGCCGGCGTTTGCGTCGCACGTGAGCTGGTCCCATATCGTCACGCCGCTCCAGTCTTTCACGACCTGCCGATATGTCCCGCTTCCCCATATAACCGCTTGACCGCGGCTGTCGAGTAGGACAGGATTCGTGTTGAGTGCCGAGCCGCTATTGTCTTGATACGTCGACTTCGGGTTCGTTGTTCCCGGCGCGTAGAAATACACCGAGCCATTGGCAAGCGGCGCCCCGTTTTGGTCGATGAACTGCTGTTTCCCGTTTTGGAGAAGCTGCATGTGGCCTCAAAAACAAAAAGGCCGCACAATGGCGGCCTAGAATGAGAAAAGCCCGCACGTGGCGGGCTCAAGGGGAATCAATGAATAGCGATCAGCTTTGGCGCATGATCTTTACGACCGCTTGCATTGCGGCGCTTTCAGTCGCCTATCCAAAAATCAAGGCGATCGTCCTACTGGCCTGTGAGCGCTCGGAGGAGCGCATTGGCCGCAGGCGCGGCGACTGGGACCCCGTAGCGCGTAAGCGCATTCCCTACTGGTGCCGCGATCGCGGGACGCGAAGTAAGTAATGCCTGCGCGACCTTCTGACCGGTTGCCGTGTAGGGCAGCGCGCCCGCACCAACGGCAGCAGCGAGCGGTGCGGTGTAGGCCGGCGCAAACGCGTGCCCGAGCGCAGCCGGACCCATGAGCGCGAGTAGCGATCGGCCCGGCGTTCCAGAGTCCGGATACTTCGAGCCAAGAACCGATTGGCCAGCGCTCGAAAAGTCCTGCATCAGCGCGTTACCGGTCGCCGATGCACCTTTGCCAGCCGACTTATCAGCCGACCGAACGGCGCTATTCAGTTGGGCCGCGGTGAACACGCCCTCGTTGTTCATGGCCCCCTGCGAACCTGCCGCACCGCGCAGACGAACGAAGTTTGCATAGGCTGCGTTCGCTTTCGACAAGTCCTGTACAGCGTCGGCAGCGTTATTGCGCGGAAGCGACGATTCGACAAGGTTCTTGATCTCTCCGATTGCTTGACCAAGCTGCTGATTGTCGAATGAAGGATCGCCGGTAAGCCCGCGAGAGATCCGGCCAAGTTCGCTTTGAACGCCCTTGAGCGTCGGGCCGTCCATCGTTCCGTTCGGCGAAAGCTTGCCCGCAACCTGCGTTTTAAGAACGTTCATGAACTGCTGCTGCTGCGCGGCCGGCAGCGACTGCGCCATCTGCGTGAGATTGCCGAGATCCGACTGGAACTGCGCGTCAGGCTTGAACGTCAGTTTCGACAGCGCGCTATCGTAGGCGTCACCGATGGTCTTTTGGACCGCCGCCACGCCCTCATTCCCGACCGGCCCGGAATACTTCTGCCCGAGCGGCTCAAGAACCTGGTCGTATGTCGCCTTGTTGAAGCCTTGCACCGCGCGCTGCTGGCCGTTCTTAATCATGTCGCCGAGGAACGGGACGCTGGTCAGTTTCGCCTCGGTGCGCGCCGCGGCGCCGCCGAGGATTTGGCCCGGCGTAAGCGGAACGCCTGCGTCGAGCAGCTTGCGCTGCGCAGCGCCTACAGTCGGCGATACCGCGCTACCAATCGCACTCATGAGCGGATTGGCGACCGCGCCGACGGCTGCGCTGGTGCCGATCTGCGACGCCTTCTGCTGCGCGTAGGTGCTTCCTGCATCGGTCACAGGCGTAACAAGACCGCTCGCCAATCCAGATACAGCGCCAGCACCAGCCTTCATGAGCAAGCCACCGCCAGCGCCGGCAGGAAGCGCCATCAGCGGAGCGCTGCCGATCACGTTGCCGGCCGCGCGCCCGAGGTCAATGCCCGATCCACCTTGGGCCGCGCGCTGCTGTGCATACTGCGCGTCTTGAGACTGAATCGTCTGGTCGACTTGCGGAACGGCGGCGTTGATGTCTTTCGCAAACTGCGAATCAGGCGCAACCTTGTCGGCGAGCCAGGCGCCACCATGAACCAGCGACTGAACGCCGCCCTTGATGACGTCGCCGATACCCATCGTCACCGAACCGGGCGCTTTCCATTGCTCACTTTGCGGAGCGGCGGGAGCGGTTGTTGCTGGCGCAGCCTTTGCCGACATGACGCTGTTTGCCATGTCAAGCAAAGGATCGCCGGTAGACGTCGCAGCGCCGGGCGCCGCCGTCGAAACGGCTTTGCCAGATTGCACCGCGTTCGCCATATCGAGCAGCGGATCTGCCATTTAGAACGCCCCCAAGGCTTTCATTGCCTGATAATCCTTCGTCCACTGCTGCAAATGGCCCGATGCCTTCAGCTTCTGCATGGCTGCCTGCTGATCCTCTGGCGAGCCAAGCGATCGGATATACGAAACGTCCGGATTGAACGACTGATTCCACTTCGCCTCGAACTGCGGCAGCGCAGATGTGTTGTTCCCGTTCTGAGCGAGGAAATTGGTCGTTGCTTGCTGGCGATCGAGAACCGCCTGCTGCAATCCCTTGACGTGGTTGATCGACTCAAGCAACGCCGGCCCGTTCATGTTGTTCGGGTCGGGTTGCCCCGCCTTCGCTGCCGCCAGTCGCGAATCGCTGCCGGACAAGCCAAGCGATGCCGCCGCCTGATCGGCTGCGCTGTTCAGGTAGTTGGCGAGAAGCTGATTGTTCTTCACCGCATCGGAGCCAGCCTGAATGCCGAACGTATTGAGCAGCGCCGGAACATTGAGCGCCGCATTGGCACCCTTGCCCGCGATCGTGCTCTTGAGCGATTGCGCCGCAAGGTCATACGTCTGCATGAGCGGCTTCGCCTGCTGAGCAGCCTGTTGAAGGCTTCCATAGCGCGTAGCGGCGTCGCCGGAGATCTTGTCCACCCCAGGCGCCGTACCGGTCGGGACGAAGTGCGCAGGGCCACCTGACTGAGCCGGCGCAGCTTGGCCGGGCATCGGCGCCGCTTGGCCTGCGCCTTGCTGGTTCGCTCCGGTCGGCAGCGGGGGGATGTTGATCTGCGGCGTGCCCGCACCACTAACGCCATTGCCCCACATCTCGCCACGCGGAACGACGCCCGGCGTGTTGCCCGGACCCATGATGCCGACAGGAGCCGTTGCGGATTCCGGCGACAGCTGGTTCTGGATCGTCGTGCCAACGATGCCGGGATTCGTGATCGCGTTCGTATCGATGTATTGCTTCGTGGCGCCATTGTCGATTTGCGTCGGCTTGGCAGTCAGCGAATCCAGCTGACCGGCCGCATCCTTCATCGACGCGAGCTTTTGCTGAAACCACGCCGTGCGCTGACTCGGATCTTGCGGGATCTGCTGCATGGTGCTGATAACCATGTTCGGGTCAAGGTGCCCGAGGTTCACAGCATCAGAGCCGATCTTTAGAATCTTTGCACTGAAATCTGGATCGTCCGGCTTCAGCGTCGCAAACTGCTGCGTCATGAACCCGATACCCTTTTTGTAGTTATCGATCTGGTCGCTATTCAGTCCGACCTCGCCCTTCGCCAGCGTCTGCTGCGCTTGCTGCTGCGCGGTGATTTGCTGATTGATCTCTGGCAGGTTATATGCGCCGACGCCACTAGCCATGATGGAACGGAACTTGTTGTAGTCCGTATTCCCGTTGGCATCCGTCGACGCCTTGAACGCTTGCGACGCGGCGTTATTCGCGTCCAGCTTCTGCTGCGCTGCCAAGCCGTTCGCGTTATACGCGCGAAACTGTGCGACTTGCAACGCTTGCTGGAGAGGGTTGAACTCAGGCGCTTTTGCCTGCAATGCAATCGAAGTGTCGAGCGCCATTTATACAGTGAACCCGTAAGAGTTTGACCCAACGCTGTAGCCTGCCGGGTTCGCGTTATTGACGGCGCCATATGATGCGGCGTTGTTCGTGGTCGGCTGATACAGCAGCGAAGCCGTAAGCGCATTGTTGCCAAGGCTGCTCAAGCCACCCGAAATCGCGTTTGCGCTACCGACCGTTCCAGACGCGCTCGCATTGGCTGCGCCCGTTAGCGTGTTGCCGATGTTGCTGGCAGTCGCCGCGCCGAGCGAGCCATTCGTCGCCGCCGCGTTCTGCCCGTTGCTGACGATGCCGTTTAGGCGGTTGACGTTGTTCGCAGCGGCGTTGTAGTTCGTCTGGTACGTGTTCGCCGCGGTGTTGTAGTTCGTGTCGTAGGCGGATTTCGACGTGCTGAAGTTCGTGTTGTAGGCGTTCAGAGCACGGTTAAACACGTCGTTATACGTCGAATCCGCTAGGCCGGTCGCGTAGTTCGACGCGCCCTTGAGCGCCGCGCCGGACGCACCAAGTCCGCGAGCCGCCGCGCTGTTTTGCGCAGCCTTCAGACCTTGGTTGAGCGTGAACTGATAGCCGGGAGTCGCCTGCGCTTCCGCTGCGGTCGGCGCAGTGAACGCGGCTGGCGCATTGAATGCACCATACGAGAACTTCTGCTGAAGCGGGTTGCTCGAATCCGTGCCATTGAAGGAATACGTGCCGTCGTCGTTCTTCGTGACGTTGTACCCCATCGCAGACAGCAGCGGATTGATGCCCGACGTACCAAGCTTGAGGTATGGGTCTAGGTTCTGCTGAGTCTGTTCCCATTGCGCTTCTTGAAGCGCTGCAGCGTTACCGGCCGCGGCGGCCTGTTGTGCCGCAGCGTTTTTCGACGCGCTACTCGAAATCACAGCGCCTCCGACAGCGCCTGCCGCCGCCAAGCCGCCACCGACAATCGCTGCCGTGGCTGCCGAAATACCGAATGACATGGCTTATCCCTTTAGACGGTTTGCAATGGCCTGCTTGTTTTCATCGCCGCCGAGCAATTCTTGATTGGTTGATTCAGTCAGTTCGACGACGAGCTTGTCGAGGTCTGTTTCTTCGGTCGCGTGAACGGTCGTCCAATACGTGTCCTCATGCGCATAGCCGGCGCGCTTGGCGCCAGGCTTTGAGGCAAGGATCATGTGTTGGTCGGTGATGCGGCGCATTCCGTCATCCGTCGTGACGTCGATGTCGCCCGAGACGATGCAAAGGTGCTCAGTCTTGTGAACTGCGCCAGTCAGAACCGTGCCCTTCGGAATCAGCATCTTTCGCGCATACAGTCCCGGCGCGAAGTGATGCCACACAGGACACTCGACTTGTGGAAGCTGCTGCAATTCCTTTTCAAGCCGGTAGACCCTTTCATGCGAAACGCGAGCATCAGCCGAAACAACGATTTCGCCCGCGTCGCTCATGCCGCGTCCTTCACATATTCGATGCCGCTAACACTGATCGAGCAGCCGTTCCCGTCCGCATAGATCGCCGTTCCTGGTTCGAGCTTGTGATTGACGAGCTCGGGAAACTGAGCGGTCGCGCCCGCGAGGATGGTTTTCGCAGCAATGCGCGTCGTTCCATCAGCAATGCGCCCCGACGGCACCTTGTAGACGTTGAGCGTTACAACGCCCGCTGTCGGGTTGTTGGCGCTTGCAGCTTGCACAGATGCAGACGTTGCAGCCGGGGCCACGTAGAGCGATACAGCCGTCCCGGTGAGGCTCGCGCCCTTGACCAGTTCTTTATAAGTCGTTGTCATGCTTACCCTCTGGCATAGACTGTCTGCGTCCCGACTGGAATCGCCGACGTGAAGGTGATCGTGTTACCGCTGATCGTGTATTGGTCGCTGCCTTGGAACACGCCGTCGAAATGCACCATCACAGCCGCGGTGCTTGCGTATGCCTTCGTGAGCGTGAGGCTTGTTGTCGTGCCCGGAGTGAAGCCAGATCCAGACAGAAACTTGTCCTCAACAGTCGCGCTCATCGCGTCGAGCTTCGCCTTGTCAGCGCTCGACATGAAGCCGGCTGCGGCACTGGTCGCCAGCGCGTGCAGGTCAGGCGCATCCTGAATGCCGTGCGTCGGGACGAACGAATCTGGTTCTGCGCTCCCGATCGACAAAACAAGCGCGGAAATCGCTGCCTCGACATCAGAGATGCGTCTAGCCTGGTCCGTCGCGTAATTCGGTGCGACGAGCGATTGAAGCTGCTGGAACGCCTCGTCGACCTGGCTAACAAGGAGATCCGACGACGAATTCCCGGACGTTCCGCCAGTGCGGGAAAACAGCGCGAGCAGGAGCTGAAACCAAACCACCGACAGCCGCCCGGTCTTCGGGTCGACCATCGGCACGCCAACGTCCGGAAAGTTCGTTGGCGCACTCATGTCCGGGCCCTCGACACATCAACCCATGCGCCGTTAAGCGCCGTCCTGACGGGGGCCGACCATGACAGCTCGAAGACGCGATCGCGCGCATAGCCGAGCCGCTGCCATTGGATGGACGTCAGGTATTCGCCGGCCTTGCCGAGCGTGTTGGCGACGGCGTTACCCCAACTGCGCCCGCGGTCATCTGACCAGCGCAGCCGCACTTCAGGAGCGGCCGAGTCATCCGGCAGGCCGTTGCCGACTTCCATATCTGCGACGAACTGTCGGAACAGCACGCGATTGCCGTCGGCGCCGCTGATGTGCGGGAAACTGCGCAGATACAGCATCGTGTTGCCGTCGTCCGTGTAGGCGTTCGGGTCGAGCTCGTACACCTTGCCCGTCTGCCAGTCGCCGACGAGGTTGCGCCCGCCGTTGAACGAATGGCAGTTCATGCGATGCCGGCTGAGCGAACCGTCGGCTTCGAGGTACGCGCGCTGCGCCCATGCGCCCGTTGCGGTGTCGAAACACCACGTCTTATTGGCGGTCGGGAACGTCAGCACGTAGAACGCATGCCCGCCTTGCAGGTACGAAAAGCCGATCGCGTCGTCTATCCGGCTGTAGGTTAGAAACTCCTGCTCTAGCGCGTGCGTCGAGATCCGTTCCGCAGCGTAGTTCCGGCCGCCGAACACGATGCCATGCCCCTGCAGATCCTTGCCGAGCCAGAACAGCGCGAGATCGATCTTGGCAACCGAGTGCTTCGCCGCACAGCCGTGCTCGATATAGACGCCAGGCATGCGGCCGAACGTGAAATCCGATGCGCCGGTGTTGTACCAAACCTCAGTCGTCAACTCACCGAACAGCCAGATTTCACGGTGCATTACGGCGAGCGTGACGAGATTGTCCGGATAGGTGTTCTTCGATGCGATGTCGAGCGGGTCGAATGCGATGTCTTGGAACTTCGAGATGTAGAAGTGCTGCGTGGCCGGCTGATTGAAGATGAAATAGCCGTCGACGTAATCGACCTTATCCGCCCCGTAAAATGCCGGGTCCGCGCAGGTTGTCATAACGTTTTTCGTTATGTCGACCGTGTAACCGGTGGCCGAACCGTCAACAATGAACGCGTTCGTGCCGTTGTCGATCATCGATACCGGGCCGGATCTCGTCGTGATCGGACCGAGAAGCGTGTATTTGTTGTCCGCGTCAACGTAATAGACGCTATCCGCCACCACGTCATAGCGCTTGCCGTTCGATGCGGTGTAGATGCAGCGCGACTCACCCTCTAACGGAGGCGTCGAGACGAGCGTGAGGCCTGGTGTCGGGTAATACGTGAACGGCGCGTTGGCGTCCTGCGGGTTCTGCTCTGCGTAGAGGTTCACGCAGCGCTGCGCATCGGCGATGACGCTTTTCGCGGCGTATGCACCGCCAGTCAGAGGGATTCGCATCAGTAGTTGGAGCCGCTATAGATGTTGTAGTGCTGCTTTGATCCGAGCCCGCGCGGCATCGTCATGGACTGCGGCTGCCAGTTCATGCGCTTAATAACGCGCTTGGCGTTCAGTGCAAGGCCGACGAGCGAGCGCTGCGGGTCGATCTGATACGACGGTGCGAGATACAGCGCCAGGTTGTAGCGGATCGCGGCCATGTACTCGGGCGGCAAGTTGATGACCGTTGCCGGCGCCGCAAACTGCGGCAGCGCTTCCATCGTCACGATGTGAAGTTGGAACGTGCTGTCCGGCACCGGATAGAAAATCAGGTTGCCGAGCGGATATGCGGGGTCGTAATACGCATACGACGGGAACGACTGCAGCGCCTTCAGAGCGATGCGTGCGTAGTCCTCGCGCGCGTCGATGATCGTCACCGGGTAATCGATCGGCGTTGCGCTGCCGGCGTTCAAACGCGCGTAGGCCGCATTGATCTTGATCGGGCGCTGCACGTTGAAATTGCCACCAGTGCCGACGGTGTACGATTGCGCGCCGGTCGACGGGATAGCCGTGTCGACCAGGTGATAGACGCTCAGACGTTCGCCCTGCCACTGACCCAACATCATGTTCAGCGTGGCGAGCGCGTCGGCTGTGTCGTCGGCGCTGATGGATTGGCCGATGCCGAGAGCGCCGATGTCCTTCAAGGCAAGCGTGATAAGGTCAACGGCGGTCGTCATCAGTTAGCCTCAAGTGCTGCGCGGATCTTGTCGTCAGACCAGCGCTTGTCGATCTTCACGCCCTTTTCGGCCGCGATCTGGATCAGGATTTCGCGCTCGTCTGCCGTATCGGCGCCAAGCAGCGCGGCCTCTTCTTCGGCCGATTGAACGAGCGCATCGCCGATCCACTTGGGATAGGCCACGAACGTCGGGGATTCTTCGTGCGGCACAGGCGGCACGTAGACGGGAGCGATCCAGCCATCACCGAGCGCGGCTTGTTCGTCTGCGCTGTTGACGATCTTCTGTGCGCCATCGGGGCCGGTGACCCATTTAGGGAATTCAACGAATGCCATTGCGTCGCCCATAAAAAAACCCGGCGCATGGCCGGGTTCGGTTAATCCATTCAGCAAGTTATTCGACATGCTTCCAAGTCAATCTCTTTCTGACCATATCGAGGGTCGATCGCGCTATTCCTAGCCGGCGATGCAACTGGAGTGTTGTTTCTTCGCTCGCTCGAATCTCTCTCACGAGATCCTCTGTGAGCTTGGCGTTGCCGTGATTTACGCCACGTGAAATGCCATATTCATGCCGATCTTTCCCCATCTTGTCGTCCATGTTCGATTGCTGGTCGCCAAGAAATAGGTGCTTGGGATTGACGCAAGCAGGCGTATCGCACGTGTGACACACGTAGTACGTCTTGTATGCGCTGTTCGGGTTATCGGGTATCTCTCCATTGTGGAGCACCCAAGAGGCACGATGCGACAACAACGGGCGGCTTCCACCCATATTGAATTGCCCGTACCCATGTTTATTCAACTTTCCCTGCCACATCCAACATCCGGTCGCGTCGTCCGCAACCCACCACTTGTTGAAGCGCTCTATCGGTGCCAAGCCGTGGTGCTGCGTCTGCAAGTCACCCGAAAGCGATTTGCCGAGCCTGAGCCGCTCGTAATGCGCGGAGCAAAGCCCTCTGTTTCTTGCCTGTTTTTCGCACCCTTTGATCGAGCAATCGGCCATATACACCTCTGATAGAAGAGGCTCCATCATACCGTGTATATGGCCTGCGTTCAACTATCGAACGATCCTACACGCAAGCTCAGGGTAAATGGCGGCGTAGCCGTACAAAACGTCGATACGGCACGGCACAGTGTCGGTGCCGATCGCGTACTGACGCGAGATACGCATCGAAATGCCCTTGTGCATGCGACGCGCGCCCCATGCGCCGTACTGCGCCACGTCTTCCAAGTCAGCCGTCACCAGCGTGAAAGCGTCCTTGTGATAGGCCAGGTTGGCGGTGTAGGCGGTCGAAGCCGTCACGTCCCACGTCACGACAGCCGCGTTCGCCGGGCCAGCCGAAACCGTCTGATACTGCTGGTTCGATGCCGCGGTGTTGATCGCCGGGAAGATCGCCAGCGTTGCGTTGCCCGAGCCGTCAGCCGTTGCGGGAGCCGTCACGGTGAACTGACGCAGCACGCCGGTCGACTGGCGGTTCTGCGGGTTCACTGCGAACACACCAGCGATCGTGAAGGTGTCGCCCTTCGCAACCGTGCCGCCTGCGCCCAAGCCCGTCACGAGCAGCGACGAACCGGTTTGACCTGCGCCCGATACCGTGCCGTTGGTGCGCGTACCGGTCACGAACGTGTTCACGTTCTGATCCATGCCGACGTCGAAGCCGAGCGACGAAGCAGCGAAAATGCCGCTTTCGTACTGCTCGCCGATCTTGCCGGACGGGTTGAACAGGCCGGCCGCGCCCTTCACCATTTTGGCGTTGGTCGACGGATCCCACACGACCGAGCGGCGGCCGTCGCGCGGCGTTGCTTCGTTGTCGAGCTTGGCGCCTGCGTCGAGCAGAACCTGAATGTCGCTCGGGACCGTACCGACGGTGCCGACAGTGTTCGCCACGTTCGCTGCGAGTGCCAGGCCGTCGAAGTCGAGCTTGTTGGCGATGGTCGCCATTGCCGGCTTGATGTAGCGATCGGCGAACTCGTCGACGACGAGCGTCAGTTCTTGCGACGAGAACGTGAAGTCGACGTGGAACTGGGTCGTCAGGCTGACCGGCACCGACGATTCGTTCACGTTTTCCAGGTTCAAGTTCGGGCCGGTCGTACCGACGAAGCGGTTCGGCTTACGTGCGTTGACCGTCGAGCCGATCTTGGCGCCGGAGACTGCGAATTCCTTGCTGTATTCGCGGTTCGTGCGCGACGTGAAAGCAAGGTTGTTCTCCAAGATCATCAGCGATTCGTCAAGGATCTTGGTCGGGGTGAGAAGCGTATTTGCCATTTAAGTGTCAGCCTTTATTTCGTTTCTTCCACGCGATGTACTCGGCCGTCGACCCGAACTCTGCGGGTTCGACTGGCGCGGACTTCCCGCCAACCGGGGTAATCGGTGCGGGCGCTTTGGAAACTTGTTTCGGGGGAGTGGCTTGAGCGACCTTCGCCTCTAGGCGGGCCAGTTCAAGCGCCATGCGCAACGGGGGGAGGGAAAGAACGCGCTCGGCGGCTTCGGGGTCTTGACCCAAGGCGTGAAGCACCTTGTGGCCGTTATCCATCGCCGTGACGGCTTCCAGGAACTCAGCAGGAGCACCGCCAAGCATCTGGAACGTGCGCAGCGACGAGTCCCATTCTGCGGAGAATTCCTTTTTGCCCGCGTCGAATACGCTGTTGCAGGCTTCGTCGAACTTCTCTTGCTGGATCAGCCGTTTTGCTTCCGCGCGGATCTGGTCGGGCGTCATCTGCTGGCCGGGCTGGTGCTCGGTCTGCGGTTGAAGCTGACGCAATTGCGCTTCAAGTGCTTCGCGCTGTCGCTTTTCCTCGTGTTTCTCACGCGTTAGCTGGTCGATGCGCCGTTGGACCCAATCACTCTTGGGCTTTTCCTGCTGCGGCTGCTCGGCTGCTTGCGTGCTTTGCTCGGCGCCCGGTTCCGTGCTGACTTCTGCGGGCTGTTGCGCCTGTTCCTGCTCCGTAGGCGTGACGTTTTCAATCTGTGATGCGTTGTCTTCGATTTGCATGGACTAAGCCAAGGATTGAGCCCGGTGATGGCGCGCCGGTACGCAATGCAAAAAGGCCCGCTCTCGGATGAGAAACGGGCCTTCGGGAAACGGTTGCTGCGGCTGCTTAGCGCTGGCCGCCGATGATGTATTGCTCGGACGTCGGCACGATTGCGCCTGCCGTCGTGTTCACGAACTGGATCGCCAGCGTGTTCGCCGCGGAGACACGCACGTTGCCGATGCTCAGACCGACCTGATGCGATGCCTTGTTGATGTCGATCGAGTCGCCGAGCTGCAAGCCGGGAACGGTGAACGTCTGTTCTGCGCTGGTGTTGGCGCCGACCGATGCCGGCGTGAGGGTCTGGCGGATGATGAACAGCGCGCTTACCGGCGTCTGGTTCGAGCCGTCCTGCAAAATTCCGATGTAGCCGGGCATTCTTGTTCCTTATTGAGCGGGCAAAGAAAAACCCGCACTAGGCGGGCTCGGTTGTTGTTGCATCTGCTGCATGGGGTCAGGCGGTGGCGCCCCTTCTGGCGCGCCGGTCTGCATCATCTGCATGACGACTTGCGTTGCGACGTGCGCCACGACTTGCGGGTCGAGCGGCTGGCCGAGCGCTGCCATTCGGCGCGTTTCCGCGTCGTATGCCTTGATGTTCGTCTCGTCCGCTTCCTGCCCTTGCTTGGCGTTCTGCAACTCTTGCGTCAGGTGCTCGATCATCTGGCCCATCTGCTGCATCTTCTGTTGCATGTCCTGCTCTTGCGGGCTCGGACCTTCGCCCAAGATCGCAGGCGGGATCGTGCGGTGCAGACGTTCGGCAACCTCGTCAGCCATCGGGAAGTCAGCAGCCTTAAACAGCAGGTCGCCGGCCACCTTCATGAGCTCCTGATCCTGGCCCATGATCTGCGTGAGCGCATTGAATGCTTCCTGGCGACGCGTCTCGTAGTTCGGGCCGACTTCGACCGTCACGTCGTAACGCCCGATGCCAGGATTGAAGATCACCTGCACTTCGTCAGCGATCGTCGGATGCGGCTGCTCCGTAAGCGGCTGCTGCTGGTCCGGATCGATCTTGGCGAACGTCTCAGTGCCGTCCTCGCCCACGATGCGCACGACACGCGCGGTGTCGTAAATCTTCGGGATAAGGTCGATCAGCACGCGGCCGGTGTATCGGATGGCGCGCGCAACGTTGTCGATGAAGTGATACGTTGCACGATCGCCCTGTCGTTGCCGCGCCTGGATCGCCACGCCTGCTTGCGCGTTCGACTGCTGGCCAAACTGCTCCTGATACTGGCCAGATGCCATCATTAGCTCTTGCTGCGCCGTCTGCATGCCTTGCAGGTACGCAGAAGCGCCTACAGGCGGTTGCTCGCGTTGCGGACGTTCAATGGGTGAGCCGTCCTCTCGCATCCCGTTGTAGGGCAGATACGGCAGGTTGTCCTTGTTCGCGTTCGCCCACTCTGATTCGAATCCCTCGAATGCCTCGATCGGGCCGACGAATGGCGTCTTGGTCTGAAGTGCGATGTACTCAACCTGCGCCGACGACATGTAGTTGTACATGCGCTGCGCGTCTTTCATGCTGCGCGTGTGGCCCTTGCGCTCGACCTTGCCGTCGATGACGATTTCCTCGCCAATCACGCGCACGATCGGGATATAGCGCCCCGCCCACGGCTTTTCGTCGATGACCGTATCGCCAGCGATCAGATACCAGGTGATCTGCGGCGAGCTCACCGGGCGCTTCTGCACGCTCGGATCGCTCTCGATGACCGCGCGCTCTTTTGGGTCTTGGACGTCCGACAGCATCATCGGGCCGTTGACCGGATGGTTGATAAGCGTGTCAGTCTTCGTCGTCTTGCGGAAGTATTCGCAGACTCGAATCTTGTCCTTCGAAAGCCAGGCGCTCCCGGTCGCGTCGTCACCAAACGCCACGCTGCGCGCTTCCTCGCCCGGATAGGTCGCCTCAAACTCCGTCTTCGACATGTCCTCGAAGACGAA